TATAAGGAGTTTGGAGGCCCCCAGTGCGGGTATAAGGGAACAGACTACACCAGCTGTAACCGGACGCTCTCCGATTGCCGGAAACGGGGATGTAGTTCCCGTTTTGGTGGTTTTCCGGGTGTTGACCAGGGAGGGATTTATGTATGATTGACTATGAAGATCTTATCGGCATCCCTTTCGTCAACGGCGGCCGGAACCGTGCCATAGGCTTTGACTGTTACGGCCTTGTCATGGAGGTATATAGCCGGTTTGGAGTACGCCTGCCGGAATTTACGGCGGACTGGGATGATGAAGAGAAGATAAATGGCATTGTACAGCGGGAAGCTGCATCATCGGCATGGCGGCGGGTGGCGCCGCCGCTTTCCGTTCCGTGCCTGGTAGCTCTCCGGATGGGCACACCGCCGGGAATTGTGAACCATACCGGGGTGTACATAGGAAACGGTAAATTCATCCATACCCGGGCCAAAATAGGCGTTTGCATCAGTCGCCTGGATTCCCCGGCATGGCGTGGCGTGATTGAAGGTTTTTATGTATATGTAGGGGGCAAAACATGATTACTGTTATTTTTGTCAAAAATCCGTTCGAACCACAGAAGAACAGGGAAATCCATCAGCTCCCGTATGTCGCCGGGGCGCCGGTCAGCCATTATGTGCAGAAATGCACGGATATGCTGTCTCTGTCTGATATGGTCATATCCCGGAACAGCTACACCATTAACGGTAATCAGGCTGTACATGACCGCGATTTTATCGTGTTTTCGCCTGTAGTGGGTAAGGGCCATGGGAAGAATCCTCTGCTGATCATTGCTACCGTGGCGCTGTCTGTTGTCTCTATGGGTGTTGGTGGCCTGGTAGCATCAGGCACGTGGGGCGGCGCGGCTTTGGCCAGTGCAACAGGGTTCGCCGCTATTGGCGGGTATCTGGCCGCAGCGGCAGTCATGTTCATCGGCGGCACGTTGATACAACGGGCATTTGGCACAGCGAATACACGGGGATACCAGGACAATTATGAAAATCCGACGTACTCGTGGTCTGGCATACAGACTACATCCGGGCAGAACAACCCTATCCCGATTACATACGGTACGGTCCGGAGCGGCGGGCAGACTATTGGAAAATACATAACGTCCGACGCGGATAAACAGTACCTTAACTGGCTTGTCGCCGCCGGATATGGCCCATTGAAGATTTATGATGTGCAACTTAACGATAATCCGATAGAAAACTATAAGAACGTCAGACTAGATACCCGGTCTGGGCTGAATGACCAGGACATCATCCCTAATTTTAACGACACCGTAAGCACGAAAAGCCTGGGATACGAACTGCTCGAAAGCGAATGGCGTACAGATCTGGTTACAGGCAATGCGACTCAGGGCCTCATCATCTATGTAGAGTGCTCCAACGGGCTGTACTATGCCAATGATAAAGGTGGACTGGATGAAACGTTTGTGAAAATCGCCGCGCAGTACGCTCCAGAGGGGTCCAACGATTGGAAAGACTTTTTACGGCCGCATCATTATCTGGAATCCAAATGTAAATATGTGTCCCTGAACGATGATACGGCTCCCATTGGTGAGTACGATATTAAATTTGAAAGTCATGATAGCGGCGCCAGCTACAAAATCAGCATCGGGAGTTACAGTACGACCTATACGACAAAGCCGGAACGGACGATAGCTGTAGGGCCGTTTAACTGGATAACTACGCATGAGTTTGCACACTGGCTTACCCGTTTTTATGGGAAAGTGTATGTACGACCCACGAAAGACTCAGCTGATGACGGCATGATTAAGGGCAATAAGTCGTCCGCTATCCGCCGGCAGTACCGGGTGGACCATCTCCCTGAAGGACAGTATCAGGTACGGGTTAAAGTCGTGTCCCGTGGATATCCGGTAACGTCAACACGGGCAAGTACCCGGATATGGTGGACTGCTGTTAGTGGTATCGTGTATGATGATTTTACATATCCGGGAATTGCCCTGATCGGTGTGCGGGCTTTGGCTACGGACCAGCTTTCTGGGTCCCCGTCGATGAAGTTCATGAAACAGCGGAGTACTGTGTACGTCTGGAATCCGGGAACGCAGGCATACGAAGAACAGGCTGCAACAAACCCGGCATGGGCCGCGTATGATATGATACATCGTGCAGAAAAGATAACCGATGTACGAAGCGGGGGAACGACATATATCCACAGTGGGGCTGATGCGTCCCTGCTGCTGTACAACCAGTTTGCTGAATGGGCGGCGTACTGTGACAAGTTCAAGCTGAAAATTAACATCGAAATCAACACATCAGGTGAGCTGCTGGATGTGGTGAACCGGTTCATCGCGCCCGTTGGCCGAGGGATGGTGGAGCTGTTCGGCACGAAGTACGGATGCTGTTGGGATGGGCCTAAAGAAGCCGTGCAGATGTTCGGCATGGGCAACATCATCAGCGGTACGTTTTCGGAAACGTTCCTCCAGACGTCAGACCGGGCAAACGCCGTAGAGCTGACGTTTACTAATGCCCAGAAAGACTATCAGCGGGATACCGTGAAGGTTTTTGGCCCTACGTTCGACTCTGACGAGTATGATACTACGTCTCAGCTGACCTATGACGGCATCACTGACTACGAACAGGCATACCGGGAAGCTAAATTCCAATTGTACTGCAATGCATATATGGTGCGTACAGTATCCTTCCAGGCGGCTATCGACGCCATCGCCTGCACAGTTGGGGACGTTATCTATGTGGCACATGATGTGCCTATGTGGCAGACCAGCGGCCGGATTGCAAGTGTAGATGGGAATACGGTAGTCGTGAACGCGGTAATGAAGTCGTATGACGGTGCTAAGACGTATACATTTGCCTATCGCTCTGCCACGGATGATACCCGATATGAGGTAGGCTGTCAGTCGATTACCGTAAATGACGCTACGACTACGGTTGTACTGTCGGAAACCCCTACATCCGCACCAGTTGCCGGGGACATATTCGATATCGCCGAAGTCAATAAAGGGACGAAGAAATTCGTTGTCCGTTCCATCAGCCGTACGGAGGATATGGTCCGGGAAATCGAAGCGATTGAGTACAATGAAAACGTATTCAACGAAAACTATACAATCCCGCCCATGAACTACAGTGACTCCGAAATTGATACGTCCGACGTACAGAACGTAACTGACCTAGTAGGGCACCAAATCCACTGGACCGATAATAGCGGGCAGATTCACGCCCGTATGTATCTTTCGTGGTCCTATCCGGAACGGCTTCCCTATCAGCGGTTTGTCATATCGTTATCCCGGGATGGCGGTAAAACGTTTGAGGCGGCCGGGTCATCCATCGGCATGCATTTTGAATGCGAAACCGACGTAGATACGGAGTATTATGTCAGAGTTGTTACAGTAAATAACCTAAAATGCTCAACCGGAGCTACCATAGAAGTTGCAGTACCAGCAGTGGCGTCAGCGGTTGCGCCTAACGATATTTCCGCGTACGCCCAGTATAGAATGCTTCTTGATGGTACTCCCAGATACGATATTAATGTATCTTGGATGCCCGACAACCTCCTGGCCAGAGTGTACTATAAGCCGAATCATGTACAGGCTGATCAATTGACAATTGTCGAAGGCGTTGCCGCGGACAATCTTGGCTGGTTAGGACCGTGGACATATGCAGGAACCGGGGCAAACCAGCTAATAATACCGCAGTGCGTGCCCGGTGATACGTATCGTATTGCAATCTGCACGGCAAATGGCCTAGGGCAGTTTACGCTCCCGGATGCCGCTACAACGATTGATGTTCTGTGCGCCGCCCGGACGACAACGCCGAATACGCCGGGTAAACTGGCTGTTGCATTCGGTAAATCCACGGCAACACTGACATGGGATGCCGTCACGAACGCTGATATCGCGTTCTATGAAATCCGTACTGATACCGGGGTGGGGACGAAAACCAACGGTTTCCTGCTACGCACGAACAGTCTGATAGCCGATGTTGAACTGACGAACCGCTCAGGTAAATTATACGTATTTGCCTGCGGTACCGATGGGAAGTACAGTGCGGCGGCAGAACTGCAGTACTATAAACCGGAACCAAAGGAGCCAGATACTCCTATCGTTACAGATAAACTGGGCGGTATGAGTATCGTTGCTGGGGCTATCCCAGATGACTGCAACGGGATGTACGTAAAAATCAATGATACCATCCTGTTTACGGCAAATAATGCGCTGACTTATAGCTGTTCAGCCGGGATTTATGATGTAAGCGTAGCATATTCTGACCTGTTCGGCGTCGGCCCGCAATCTCCTGCAACGCGATGTGTGGTAAAAGCATTGGTAGACTCGTCGCTTTTGGCTGACCAGGCCGTGACCAGGAAGAAAGTAGACCAGGTCATCGACAAGGCCGTACAGGATACACAGACGACTCTCCCGCAGCAAATCCAAGCCGCTGCGGCGTCGGCAGCTAATGACTTATCCGCGGTCATCACTGAGCTCAACAAAGCACCGGGAGATAGCAGCTATAAGTCTATCTCGAATCTTAAAACGACGACAGATGGACTAACATCTACTTTTGCTACACAAAAGGCGTCCCAGGATAAGATTAACTCCTCGGTCGATACGCAAATCAGCCAAATCAAACAGGACGCCAGCACATTGTCGTCGACGGTACAGAGCAACAAAACAGCCCAGGACAAGGTCAACTCGTCGGTGGATACCCAAATCAGCCAGATTAAGCAGGACGCTACCAGCTTGTCGTCGACAGTACAGAGCAACAAAACAGCTCAGGACGAGGTCAACTCGTCGCTAACGTCTAAGATTACACAGACGTCGGATGCCGTGACTACTGTGGTCTCTAATCTCAACGACTCGACAAAGGCCAAGTCTTACTCAGCCATCGCTCAGATGAGCAACGCCATCGTAACGAAAATCACGCAGGACGACATGACGTCTTACCTGCAACAGGACCACACCGGGTTTTACATCAAAGGGAGTCTCGTCAACATCGACGGGACGACCAAAATTGGCAACAATATCATTACGAACAACATGATCCAGAGCAACGCTGTCACTGCGGAAAAAATCAACGTCAACAGCTTGTCGGCTATCACGGCGACTATCGGGACCCTGCGGACAAAGGCCAGTGGCGCCCGGGTAGAAATTAATGACAATCTGATTGAAGTATACGATGAAAATAACGTGCTGCGTGTGAAGATGGGGGTGTGGTAACATGACGCAAGGGCAACTTGTAACATATGATGAATCTGGCAGACAGTATACAAATGTAAATGCATCTACGCTGAGAATTTATGGAGAAATTACAGTCACTGGGCGTACGGGGGATGTAACTTTTACTATCCCAGATTATGATACAGGAAAACCTGTTGTATTTCTTAAGGGGAATGAAAAAGCTTACAAAAGAGATAGCGAAGGCGAATTTAATGTCTATATTTGCGGGTTCACTTTTATATCTAATATTACACGAACCGGATTCCACTTCGAACGAATGTGGGATTACTATAAGCAGTCAACAGTTCGCTGGGATAAAATGCCAATAACATTTATTTACGGGTGTGCGAAATGAGCAACTACATTGAAATAAGAAACGCAAATAGCATCGTCACGATAAATGATGATTATAAGAACCTGTCATTTGTGAAAAAGCAAAACGGGAACGAAATAATAAATAGCTATCACTTCATAGAAATAGATTCGAGAATTGGTGTAGCGGCCATTGCGGTATCGTCTCCAAACGTTAAGATATGCAGAGAAGATCAATGTCGTGTGAGGGTGAAAAATGGCGATGGAAATTTAGTAGGACAAGTGCTAGAAGTAGCAAGCGGAATAGAAGAGAAAAATAGTATCAATGTATACTATTTTGATTACGCTAACAAAGCTGACGGCACCGTTGGTATTATCGTATATAATTCAAAAAGAGAGGTAGTATACAATAGCAACTTAAAATATTTAAAAATATTAGATATAGTAACAACTGCTGGAACATATAACTACCCTAATAAAATAGCTGTGTTTTATCATGGGAATTGGCACAAAGATTGGAGTGGAATTAAGGGATATTTACGTTTTCCATCAGAATACAGTTTTGAGTTGGATTTAGATCCAAACATCCCTGTTGTTGTGGCAGATATCGATGGATTATGACGCTAAAAGTAATATCGGATAACTTGAAAGTTTAGGAGGAAATCAATATGAAAAAAGAATTTAAAGTAAACGGTAAGGTCACATATCCGCAGGGGGCTGCATCCCGTACGACGTACACGCTTATCGATGACGTCGGAAACATGATTAACTTAAATGCCGATACTGATACAGATTTTGATTATGGGGATGCAGTCACCATGACCATCACAAAGAAAAACGCTCAAATCTCAACAACGGTAGACCCCGTCACCGGCTCCGTCACAACAGGTAACACCACGACCACGGCAAAGACGGACACGTCGACCGATACGGTTAAATCCGATGCAACTACAACCGCCGATACCGCCACCGCGGATGCCCAGGCCGCATCCACGGCTACGGAAACGGAGGCTGAGTAAATGAAGAAACAAGCTTATCAGGTCCCGGAGCTCCGGGACACCAGCAATAACATCATCC